CCCCGTCAATATTCAATGCGGAAAGACTTACCTTGTCTGCAGTGGCAATTGTGTCTAATTTTGTATCGACAATTGCAGCACTCGCGTTAATATCAGCGTTAAGAATGGTGCCATCAAGAATCATCGTGCTAGTGACCGTACCGCTATCGCCAGTCGTGACAACGTTGCCAGTTACATTTGGAAAAGTAATGGTGCGATCCGCCGTAGGGTTAGTAACGGCAATGGTCGTTTCAAAACTATCATCACTACTTCCTTCAAACACTAAACTTCCGCTAGGACTAATTAGTAGTTCACCAGTAAAAGTGCCCCCTGCCTTGGGAAGTGCAGCATTGGCTAGGTCATAAGCACTTTTAACAGCCGTAGAAGATGCAATAGTTGATGAACTCGTTGTAGCTACACTATCGCTAATTTTGCTTTGCAAACTTGAAGGTGAAACAACTCTTGTCGTATCTGCTCCCGCCTGTGTTTCCGCGTCAGTAGCAAGTTCCACAAGTCCAACAGTTGTCGTTGTCCCTGAAGGTGTTAAGTTGATAAACGATGCACCATTGTAATATTTCAAGCCAGGTGTAGTAAAGTTTTCATCCACCCAAAATTCACCAGTGGAATTGCCCGCAGTGCCAGCGGCACTTGCGTTGGGGGCAATAGTGCCAACATGGGCAGGCCCTACCTTGATAATATTGCCTGCATTGTCCTTAAAGAACATTGCAGGCGTACCCGACGCCGTATTAATTGCAATTTGCCCATCAGCCAATCCCGAAGCAGCGGGACGCTTATTGGCAGTGGTTGAACGAAGATGCTTAAGAATGGAAGCCATGTGCCTAAACCAAAACGGTGGCGATTAATTCGTTCACATTCTAATAATATTCACCCTCATCTATACACGCATTGCTTTCATTGATAATATGATCAACGTTATCCCATGCCGTGTAGTAAAAAGCGCCACTCGTTTTGACTAAAACTTGCATTGGCAGGCCGTATGGTGGCACTTCCTTGCCTGCATAAACAAATTTTGACGTTCCGTAGTGAGAGGGCATGATTTGTCCTGCTTGATTGCTTAATAGCTGCCATCATCAACAGTACCAATAGTCATTTCGCCAGTTCCAGATGCCACTGCAACTTCAGACGAGGCACGCACAATGCCTGCTGTGCTTAAGTTTGCGATTTGCACCCTTCCATATACCAATACGTTAAAGTCTTCTTGACTGGACACACCAGAGGCCACTGGAATGAGCGCACCGCCATCGACTAATACATCTTGGTCGCCAACGCCAGCAACAGCACTTCCAAGATCTATCTTTGTCCAGTTAGACCCAATCCCTTGAGAGAGCACCCAGTTGCCAATGGCAAGATCAATGTTTGGTGCAGGAGTGGTGCCAACACCAGAAGATGTGCAGATTAAATAGACGCCGTTATTGCTTGTACTTGGGCTGGATAATGCTTGGCCAATGGTTAACCCAGCCTCAATGCCATAGCTGTTAATACTTTCAACAATATTTCCAGATGCGTTATAAGTGCCACCAAAACGAAGGTTAATTTGAGTGGGGCTACCATAACCTAGATTCAGCCAATAACCTTCGGGCTGAGGAGAAACAACACCCACCCAAATATATGCTGCACGATCATTTGGATTAATCCACCATTGACCAGCAAATTCAGGGACAGGGGCGCTCTCACTAACTTGTGCAATACCGTAATCGGCTAACTGGTCAGCAGTTACACTATTTGAACCCAGCCGAGCACTACCAAAGGTGCCAGTGGTAATTTTGCTTGCATCCAATACGGGAATATCATCTGCAGTGAGTAATTCAACACCAGCAACCACATGCCCTTGTGCGTCAATAGTTACGCCGCCAGTAAAACTACCAGCAGCAACAGTGTTGCTATGTTCAATGGTGCCTGGAGAGCCAATTTGCAGGCCAGCCCCAGGAAGAACAGCGCCGACAGTGCCGCTCGTCGCCATTGGCAAATCAGCAGCGACTAGGCTTCTGAACGTAGGAGTGGCGGCAGCTCCAGCGGTTGGACCAGCAAAAATTGAATTTGCAGATTGTGCGTCTAGTGTGGAGGTGATAACAGCAGAAAAATTATCTGGAAATGCAACTGAAAAGGCTATAGGAGTGGAATCAACAAAGCTAATGTCATTAATTGCAGCCTGCCTTTGCCAAGCGCCACCAGTCCATGTATATTCATAACCAGTGGTTGTATCTAAAAATTGCTGGCCAGTAAAAACACCATTACTTATTGGAGCATTAGCCTGAACAACTGTTGAAGAACTGTTTGCTAATTTAATTGCTGTAACTCCGCTATCAACAATTTGATCGGTGTTTACGGAATCATCTGCTAGCTTTGCGTTGGTAATAGCATCGTCTGCAATATCTGCCGTATCAATTGCGCTAGCTACAAATTTACCCGCGCCAATGGTAGCGTCGGCAATTTTTGCATTTGTAATGGCACTATCAGCGATGTTTGCCGTAAGAACGCCCCCGGCGCTTATCTGCAAACCACTAATGGTGGCAGAGGTGATCTTGGGCCCCGGAATGTCTCCGTCGGCAAGGTTTAATTTTGCAAAGGCAATTGTCGCGGATGCAATCTTGTCGTTTGTAACAGCACTCGCCCCCAAAGCAGTTGTATCTACTGCACCCGCCAAGAACTTGCTGCTAGTAATTCCACTTGTTGCCAATGCTGCAGTGTCTACAGCGCCCACTGCAAACACATTGCTTTCTAAAGTATTATTAACGATATTGGCATTTGTAATAGTGGAAGCTGCAATTTTTGCGCCCGTAACATTGGCATCTAAAATTTTTATGGTGGTAACAGAATCAGAAGCAAGTGCTGCCGCTGTCAAGCCGCCACTTTGAATTTTTGCATCAGTTACTGCCTGATTGGCAATCTTTACAGTTGTAATGGCACTATCAACAATGCCATCTGTCGGTAATGTAACTTGGCGAAACGCCCCAGCAGAAAAAACGTGCAGATTAAAATCAGTGCTTTTAAACCATCCTCTACCAGTAAAGTTATTAAGAAGAGGGGGAGTGCTTTGAGAAATAATTGAACTATTGTCGTCTAATTTTGCTGCTGTTATGCAGTCATCTGCCAAGGCAGTAGTGTCAATTTTGGTTGCACTCGCCTGGTTAAGCTTAATTAAATCAATGCTGCTATCATTAATTACGCCAATTCCACCTTGAATTAAGCTTGAAACCTTGATTTTCTTTGTTTCACCAGCGGATAAATCGACGATAGGCAAATCGTCGTTGGCCGCCACTGAACTAATCAAGAGTTCATTTAAATTGGAAATTGTCTGGTCAGCCATCTTACCTTATAAAGCCAATAAAAAGATTCTAACCGCAAACAAGCTTTTAATCGGTAGGCTCCAATGCAAGAAGATCTTGAGCAAATGGTGTTTGCAAGAGAGGTTGCCCCGTTTCAGTGACAAGAGCATTAAGAAGCTGGCCCACGCGGAGGCGAACTTCTCCAGTGGCCAAGAAGTCTATTGATACATTGATGATTCCATTACTACTTAAATCAACACCAGCCCTTTGCACTACGGCATCAAATGAATAAAAAACAGATGAAATGCTATCGGCTTGGCTTTGTCTTGCTAAAAATAATTGAGCAGAAAACGCACTGCCAATCTCCACTCGCTGGATGAGTTGCATTAAAAGCAGAGAATTTTCTTTTGATCCATTGGGGGCATTGTTAAATAAAGCATCTATGCTCCCTGCTCCAGTTATTAAACCAGCGCCATATTGATTTCTAAATCTATCGCTAAGTGTCGTCACATCAATTGCTTCACGTTCTGTTTGAAAATCATAACTTGTCACGTCCCCTACAAGGTTAAAAGTGGTATCTTCTATGGTCAATTCTATGGGGATATTAGTGTTTGCCTCCATGGCCTGAAGAACAATTGCTTGCTCGGGAAGGTTATTTACTGCACGCTCAAAAGTTGTATAAAAACGAACGCCACCAGCCAAATTGACATTAATGAATGCCGTAATAGCTGTTTGCGCGGCAAACTGTTGTGCGGTGCCAATTTGAGCTTGGGCGTTAATTTGCGCCCAGGCATTGTTTGGTCCTTGGGTCGCGAAAAAACTTAATATGGCACCATTCGTGGAAGCAATTTGAACCCGATCTCCAGTGATCAAATTTTCAAAGCTACCATTAAAGCCGACACGGTTTAAATTGATATTCACTTCATTTGCATTTATAACACTACGAAATGCTCCTGCCTGAGTAGTGCGACGCAATCGAATTGAACCTGTGTGACCAGCAAAATATGTCATATTACGGATTTGGTTGTTCTCCAAATATCTCAACAAAATCCCCATCCATGGTAAATTGAATGGGCACTGTAGATAGCTCGCCAGTTGATACTGAAATTCCAACTGATGTAATATATCCCCAAAGTTTAATATCATCAATATTAACACCTTGTGCGGTGTCTGTGCCAACATTCAAATCAAAAAACACGCGATCAGCGGCTGTAATAGATCCTGTTTTTAAAAGCCCTTTGCCGATAAGTTGCTGGAAAGAAAAGAAAGTGGGCTGTTCACTTATTTCAAGGCGGTAGTAAATTAATGTGGCACTACCAGTGGCGCCTTTTACTCCTGGGGTAAATGTATTAACACCGCTATCAATGCTATTGGTGGACAATAATTCAACAGTGGTATCCAGCGACCAGTCGCGAATTTTGGCAACTTCTCTTGTAGTATTTGGCGCGGCAGTTAGAGCGCCTAAGCTGGCGTTGTCAATACCAACTCTCAGACTACCAGTGCGTCCAGTAAAAAATGGCATGTCACTTTAAAATCAATACTTTTATTCTATAGCTTAAAGAGCTTATTGTTCGTCTTTGCCGTCAATCATAAACAAGCCTGCTACAGTGCCTTTAATGCCTTTGGCAATCAAGGAGTTTCCGTCTAAATCCGTGCCATGATGCATGGCCCTTACCGTAACCTCTCCTTCTTCATCCACCTGCACTTCAGTAACACGAAATATGCGCCTGTTTTTCACGGCTTTGCCAATAACAAAAAGATACCCAACAAAATTGCTTTGATCGGGGGTTACTTTATTGCCTGCCTCAACGTTCACAGCTTCTGGCAGCATGTCCGTATTGGCTGCAGAATTTTGTTGATATTTAAGCAATTGGTATGAGCCCGGAGGAATATTAACTCCCACGGCTGTATCTAAAATGTTATTAAGCGCAATTCTTCCCGTATAAATATTATCCCATGTGTTGTGATTTAATTCCACATAGACAAATGCCCCAGGCAAAATTGGCGTGTCTGTTGGCAAAGTTTTAAATTCAATCGACCTCTGTGAATACCGTTTTGTATTGCAAACCAATTTGCCAATCTTTATCGCTTGGTCTCTGTTTGTTACAAATTGAGAGGCGTCAATCGTCAATCTTGATGCATTAGTGCCATTTACATCTTTCAAATTTACTTGAACAGTATTATTGCGAGAGAAACTATCTTCGCCCCGAGTATCCCTGTAAATTACAGTAACGATGGCATCTTGGGTGTTTTCTCCGTAATCAATAAAATCCTCCTTATAAGAATCCTCAATGATATTGCCCTGGTTAAACAATGCGTTCACTTTAATCTTTTCGCTTATTTCACCAGTGATCTTGTCATATGGCAAGCCTGGTACGAGCGTATCTCTCCCTCCAATTTTGGCAAGCTCTAATAAACTAAAAGATGCATTTTCCGCCCAGAACTGTC